GCGAGGTTTAGGTAGTGACGAGTTAGCAGCTCGACGTGGCTTTGCCCAAGATATATTAGGCTTAGGTGGCCAGAGAGCTCAACTAACAAGAGGTATTGGTTCTGCCTTAGCAGGATATGGAGCTCAATTTGGTGGGCTTGGTAGAGAGCGTCAGGATCTAGGAGCACGACAAAGAGCAGAACTTATGCAGTTAGGCGCAGTTCCAAGAGATTTAGTACAAACCAGATTAGATAGACTATTCCAGCAACAATTAGCGCAACAAGGTAGACCGCTTGGTATTTTAAGTCAAATAGGACAATTATTACCAAGATTTGAAGGTTCACAAACTCGGATTGATTCTACCTTTGGACCGCCTATTGATCCTAGACTGGCTGGCTTACAAGCTGGTGTTGGTGCTTATCGTGGCTTTATGGGTGCTGATGGTTTTGGCGGAGGCAGTTAAATGAGAGATGTCTATAGTAGGCGTATGTTTCAAGCCGGAGGCGAAGTTTTGCAAAGCAAACCTATATTTAGTGGGGGCAGGGTGCCCACACCTGCTGGTACAGAAAGTATAGAACGTGTAGATACAGAAGATGGCACAGAGTTCTTTTTTGTAGTCCGAGGAAACGACGGTGAGGTAAGAAGTTCTAGAGCTATAGACCTAAATCTTGCTCCAAGCGTAGATGAGTTTGGCAATCCTCGCAGTCTAGAAGAAAGAGCCTTAGAAGCAAATATACGAGAAAGACAGCAAGGTGGTTTAAAGCTTGCGGGCACTTTAGCAACTGCTCCTTTACTAATGAGACTGGGTGGAGCTGGGATTTTGTCTGGGATAACTCAAGGTGCAGCTAAATTCATACCTAAATTTAGTAGAAATCCATTTTTGCGTCGTGGTGATGTTGAAATACCAGGAGGTGTAATGCAGGGGGCAGGTAAGCTAGAATTAGGGCCTGCAGGACAACTTATAGGCAGCGCTGGTGTTATAGGAGGTGCTTCTACTGTATTTGATGCAGCCACATTAGATGCTGAAGAAATAGCTGCTTTAGATGAAGAAAAGATACAAGCAAAAGAACAACAAGAGGCGTCTGACGCTTTTCAAGAAGAATTAGATGCTTTGACCGCAGATCCATCCCCAACACCAGCTCCAACTCCAGCGCCAACACCAGCACCAGAAGATAGGTCCGTAACCAAAAGAGATGGCTATGATGAAGAGGCAGAGCGACTAGAGAAAGAAACGAAAAAAGAAAACAGAGCAAAACGCTTTGGCAGACTTACAAGTGCTTTATCAAATTTTTATGAGCCTGGTATGACACGTGCAGAGGGTATGATTAGTCTTGGAAAAAAATTAAGTGAAGAAACAGAAAAAGAACAAAAAGCTATAGAAGCTCAAGCAAAAAAAGAGTTAGAGGTACGTGAAAACTTGATTGGTAATTTTGCAGAAAATAGATTTGATTATGAGCAGGACTTAAGTGATGCTATCAAAGAGTTAGACACTGTTGATGTTGGTATAACAGTTTTAAGAGAAGCTCTAGGATTAGTCGAAGAGGGTGGCGTCGCAGGTTTTTTCCCACAATTAGAGGAAGTCTTAATTAGAGGTGCGCAATATTTTAAGATGGATGTCCCTGAAAACAATCGAATGAAGGCCAAGCTTTTGCTAAGATATTTTGCTCAGGGACAAGTCAAAAACATAACTGGTGAGTCTGGCCGAACTATATCTAATGTAGACCGACAAATAGCACAACAATTAGTTGGTGATATTGACAATATTTTTGCAACTGAAAAAGAGATTAAAGATAATTTAGAGCGTACGCTTGATACATTCTTAGCATCATATCGTCAAGCTAACAGAGATTTTGGAAGAGCTAGAAGCAGATTTACAGACTTAGGATTAGAGGCTCCATATTCAAGAAACATAGCAGGTCCTGATGTCGAAGGCACTACCGCTACAGATTTTATTACAAAAGAAGAGTCACAGAAAAGATTGGATGCTATCAAAACAGGACAATGAAAATATATCAAGTTGAAATGCCTGACGGCAGCGTAATAAATGTAGAATTACCAGAAGGCAGAAGAGATGATGCTATCTTAGTGGCATACGACATATACAACGAAAATAAAAACAAAGATTTTGTAGACCGAGCTTACTTTGAAGAAGACGTCGGTGTACGTGCTCCTTCAATCAGAGCTGAGTTGGGACTTACAGATAACTATAAAGAAAAAGAAAACGTCCTAAGAAGCTATGTAGGGTCAAAGGGATTTACCAGAGACTCACGAGGGCGTTTAGCTATCACACCCACAGGCCAAGACCGACTTGTTGCACGAGGTTTATTACGTGAAGAAGACAAATCGGAGAAAAGCATAATAATTGATGAAAAAGGAACGACTTTTGCAGATATAGCTGACTTTTCAGGTATTGTCGGCCCAGTTGCAGGCGCATTATTCGCACTTACCCCAGGTGGGCGTGTTCTAAGATTCTTAAACCGTTTTTCTGGCGATAGGTTTGCAAGGACAGCAGCAGCTGCAATAGGGTCTGGTGCTGGTGAAGCAGGAGAAGAGGCGGTTGAAGCTGCTTTGGGAACCTCACAAGAGTCTTTTGGAGACATAGCATTAAACGTCGCAGGAGAAGCTGGGTTGGGAGCAACAGGTCAATTTGTTGGCGAAGCTGTAGGCGCAGGTTACAAAGCTTTATTAGGCATGAATGCCCCTGCAGAAACTATCAAACTGGCACGAAAGCCTCTGGAAGGTATTGTAGACCCAGCTAAAGTTAGAGCTCTAGAAAGAATAAGAGGCCGAAAACTAACACCAAGAGAGATTCGGGAAGAGGCTACCGTTTATGGTGCTCCTCAACAAAAAGCTTTCGGGTCAGAATTTAGGAGCAGAGTTCAAGCGGCTGGTGAAACCTTAACAGGAAAACAAAAACGTATGTTGCCGCTAATAGAAGCAGAAATGGCCGAAGGCAGACAGTTGCTAGATAAGCTGGGTGCTTATTCTTTGTCTTTTGATGATTTGGTTAGTAAAGCAGACGCAGGCGCTCTTACGAAGGCACAATTTGAAATAAAATTAAAAGACTTACGACAAAACAGAATAAATGCTATCGAGCGGATCAACGAACTAACAAAAAAGTCTGCCAAATCTATCAACGCCGGGGCACTTTCAGGAGTGCCAGGTACAGGGCAGGCAGGAGAGTTTGTCCAACAAAATTTAGCACAATCTTATAAAAGTTTTATGAACGCTGCAGAAAACCAATATTTCCAAGTGCAAAGTTCTATTTTTAAACCTAAAACGTTAACTAGAGATGCAAATGTAATACAAGAACAGCTACGTCGTGGCGAAAAATTTGTAAACTCGGATGGCCAAGATATATTAAAAGCATATCTTAGAAAAGAAAGAAAAGATACTTTTGATGAACTTACAGCTACATCAAAAAATGCCGCAATACGTGAGGTTCAAGAGGCATTTGATGCAGTTCTAGCAGACCAAACAATTAAAGATATAGTTTTCAGAGAAGGCACAACCCTTCGTTTGTTTTTGCAAAAAAACCCACATATCTCCGAACGTCTTGGAATAAGACCAAATGAAATTGATCAAGTGTTAGATAATATTTCTGATAAAGCTTTGATGGACATAAATGATGTTTTTTTAAGAGATGTAATAGGCAGCTCTGCACCACAAGTCTCTAGATTTGTGAATCTAGTTGGAGAAGAGGCTCAAGTAATAAATTTCAAACCTATTAAAGATAGGTTAGATAATTTTATCAATAATAACCAAATACTAAAGAAAAGCTTAAATGCTGGAGAAGATTTGAAAGATATAAAAGCACTTACAGAAATGGATGATTTTATCAATTTTACCCAGCTTATGAAGTTTAAAGCAGAAACTAGTGCCCTAGCTAGAGCGAATAATTCTTTACCATCAACCCTGACTAAAGAGCTTGGTGTTTTAGGTGAAAAAGCTGACGATATGCTAACTGATTTAGCAAGAGGTGGCGAAATAGCTACACGTCTTTTCAAAGAAGGTGTAAGCGAGGCAGATAAAGCTAAAATACTAGCTAGCACCAGACTTTTGAAAGATGCTAATAGATTTTACAAAACAGGTATGGATGCGTTTGAAGTGCCACTTGTAACAAAATTGTTAAGTGATTACAAAAGAACGGGTGGACTTGATATTGATCAAGTTTTCGAACTAATAGTAAAAAAAGACCGTCCAGAACTTTTGAAAAGTTTTTTGCAAGGCTTTAGAAAAACAAGTGATGATTTAGTAGAAAGCGTCGTAGATCCAGAACAGGGCTTGATAATAAAGCAGAGATTAGGAGGCGAGTTATTGAAGAAAGAAATACAAGCAGCTTCAAACTTTGACGGCACAATAGATGCAACAAAATTGGCTAGACGTTTAGATTCCTATGGCTCTACCCTAGATGAGTTATTCGATAACCCAAAACAAGTTAGAAGTTTCATTAAAGATTTAGGACAAATTACATACAAAATTGATGAGGACGCTCTTATGAAATTGTCTGATAATCCTAGTGATTTAATAAAAGGGTATCGAGGTTATTTAGATGCCCAAGAAGAGGTTTTTAATTTAAAAAAATCTCAATTATTTAGAGACATAACTAACGCTAGTGATGAAGATGTGGTAGATGTGCTGCTAACACCACGTAATGCAAGCCAAATTAAAGAGGTATTTGATGTAGTAGGTCCTGAGGGCTCTGAGGCTTTGAAAACAGAAGCCATGCGATCAATCATAAGAAAAATGATAAAAAATTCTGATGCTAATGATATTCGTGACGTATTCAATCCAGACGTATTTCGTACTACTTTAGACAGTATAGGTGATGAGTCACTAACCGCTTTTTTTGGTCGTGATGTAACCAAAGCTTTACGTGAATATCAAGCTAGACTAGGTGTTCTAGTTGCTGCAGAGGGCGGTGGTGCAGGAACCCTAATAGCTGGAGCTGTAGCTATAAATGCTTTAAATTTAGCTTTTTTACCTGTGGTAATACAATTAGGTGTTATGCAATCAATATTTAAAAACCCAACTATAGTACGGGCTTTAACCAAAACTGATCGGCCTGCTCTTAATATGATTATGAGTTTTATTGGCAACTACTTACGACAGGTTGCCCCAAGACAGATAGGGGTAGAGCTTTCCGATATTGGCAGTCAGGCAGTGGCACAAACACAAGCAGAGATAGAAGATATACAGGCCAGACCAGAGGTTCAAGACGCAATATTTGACTTGAAATCACAAACCCAGGATGTTGCCCCATCCTTCAATATAGATTTACCGGATATAAGTGCTGTCAATTTATCTCGACCAAATCAATTATCTAACGACCCGGCACTAAGAGCTGCAATTCTAAGCGGTCAGTCTGATATTGTGTAAACTGCCAATGCTTTAGTTTTTCCCTTGACACTAATATCTTTAACGTAACTACAAACATCTGGGGCTCCATGAGCAGTTGTGCTACCAATCAAAATGTCGACCCCTACTTCTTTAGTAGCACTTTCATATCTGGCAGCTTGGTTAACGGCATCACCTATGGCGGTATAGTCAAACCTTGTCTCTGAGCCCATATTACCTATAACGGCAGGACCAGTATTTATGCCAACACCAATCTCGACCCCCAAGTTGGCTAGCTTAACTTTATCTTGTATTTCTTTAGCACACAAAACCGCTGCTAACTCATGGTCTTTGACATCTAAAGGTGCGTTGAAGATAGCCATCATAGCGTCACCTATATATTTATCCACCATACCGTCATATTGTTTGACAGTATCTGCTTGAATCGTTAGCACTTGGTTCATTATTTTTGTTACCTCCTCTGGTTCTAGTTTTTCTGACAGAGCGGTAAATCCCCTGACGTCAGTAAATAAAAAAGTTGCTTGTCTGCGTTCGCCACCCAGCACTAATGACTCAGGATTGTCTTGCAGTTTTTTAACCTGACGTGGGTCCAAGTAATGTTCGAACTGTTTTTTGATTTGTTGGCGTAATTTGTATTGTTTTCTAAAGTTTAAGTAGAAAGCAACGGCTGCTGAGATGAAACCACCTATCAAACTCCAAGTAAAATCCAACAAAATGCCCTTTTTGATCAAATGAAGCCCTAGGTAGCCCGTAGAGACAAACAAAGTTCCAGCTGATGCCAAGCCTAGGGTAACACCTAAAAAACTCGTTAGAAGCCAAATGGTAAAGACAAAAATTCCAAAAATTAAGATTTCTGCCACTAAATGCCAATCTGGGATGTATGGACTGTTTTCTAATAGAATCGATTCTGCCAAAGCAGCTTGAATCTTATGTGGCTCCAACAATCCAACAGGAGTTGCGACTTGTGGCATGACACCTTTAGCTGTTACTCCAATAAAAACAAATTTGTTTTCAACATCCAGTTCTGACAAAGTGGTGCTAGGTGTATCAACCCAGCTAATCCATTTTCTGCCTAAGCCATCTACCTTAACTGGCGG